AGAGGCTATTCATGATTATGCTACTATTGGAGCAGGATACTTATATGCCTATTTAGACCCTCAAGCTGATATGGGTAGGGGCGAAATTAAGTTCACTTCTTTGAACCCTTTCCGAGTGTATGTTGACCCCGCAAGTAGAGACAGGTATCTAAAAGACGCATCCTCTATTATTGTTTCTACAATACTTACAGAAGAGCAACTTATTCAAACCTACCCTAAGCTTATAGAGCCTGATGAAGAAGGGAATACTCTTCTTGAAGGAATAGAGCCTTATAACGAGGGTGTTTATTCTGAAGATGATTTTCCGTCAAGCAGTAAATCTAATCGTCAAGTGACATTTACTCCAGATGTTGTAAAAAATTATCAGCATAAGGGGAATAAAACACCAAAAAGATATCGACTATTAGAGCATTATAGTAAGGTACATGTAACATTCTACAGGGTGGAAAACAGGATTGATGGTACTGAGAAGATTTTTGATGAAGCACAAATGGCTGAATTCTCATCAAGTCCTGAGGGTAAAAAGTTATTGTCTGAGGGATTCGTTGATTTTGTTCCTGTTAAACAGCCGAGGGTTATGCAGGTCTGCGCCCTTGGTCAAATTATACTTTATGAATATCTTCTTAATACAGATATATTTCCTGTAGTCCCTATTCCTAATATATGGACAAATACTCCCTATCCTAAGTCAGATGTTTCCAAATGTAAGGACATACAAAGACTTATAAACAAGTTGTTTTCTCTTACTCTGTCTCATGCTCAGACATCGGCAGGTTTAAAACTTATAGTTCCTCAGGGTAGTGTTGAGGATATACAGCAATTAGAGCAGGATTGGGCAAATCCTAATGCAGTTATTGAAGTTGATAATACTATGGGTGAACCTCATTTTGCCAGTCCACAGCCTCTGAATAGGGAATTATTTGGACTTATTAATCAAAATGAGAATTATATTGATTTAACTTTTGGTATTCCTGAACTGTTGCATGGTATAAAGCCAGAAGGTGACTTGACTGTTAAGGGAACGTCCATGTTGCATGAATTTGGTTCAGGGCGTGGAAAATCTAAGTTAAGAGATGTTGAACAAAGTCTTATTCAGCTAGGCAGGGTTATATACCAGTTGGCAAAGAGTCACTATTCATTTAAAAAGGTTTTTAGAGTTGTACAGCCTAATAATGATGTTAGTGAGGAAACAATCAATTTACAGCTTGTAGACCCAAAGACTGACCAGATACAGAGTATAAAAAATGATTTGAGCATTGGTCAGCA